TAACGCCATGGTAGTACCAACAGGATTGGCTTGCGAGCCATCGCCCACTTTCATATCTGCTATCGCAGCAAATCTTCTACCCGCATCAACAACATAACCTAAAAGTTGAAATAAAGTTCCGTCGGGTCCTTTGTAAGGAAGTGGCATGAGTGCATTTCTCAAGTCTCCACCTGGTGCGTCCACATCTCTGAACTCACCTGGCATTAAAGGCTCTTCATCATCTCTGACTCTGAGTCCTCTTGATTTGAAACCAGCAGGTAAGTTGGATAGTGTACCTGCATCTAACAATGCTCGAAGCGCTGCTGTGGCTGTTCGAGTCAAGCCACCGAGCATGTGTACTAAACCAAAACCATAAAATCCGAGACCAGGTAAAAACTTGTAGTGGACAAAATATTTTTGTCTCATAAACATCGGATCATTCTGTAAATAGTTTCGGTAGATTGATAAAATTTTTCCTGTTCCTTGTTCGAGTGTCACGACGTAAGGAAGTTTTAATCCTGTGGGTTCGCCATCTGCCCCTGTGTTTTCGTATCCTTCTAAATTTAAATCGACATGCATTTCAAGTAATTGATACTGTCCTGCATAATCTCCTTTTTTCACACCCTCCAATTCATCGTACTTATCTTGAATATCAGAATACGAAGAATAGAGTTCGTCGTTTTCCTCCATGTCAATGTTTCTGTAAAAACCAGAAATCATCTGTCTCTTTAAATCGTTAGGAGAAATTTTTATCACGTGAGTAATGCGTTCGGCATCGTCTAATTCTGATGCGCCATAGTTCACGACTAAATCTTCACTCGGAATAAATTTTGCACACGGTCTTCCCATGTTGCCATCGTAATAAACTTTTTTAAATGCACTTCCTGCAAGCGGTAAGTGAAATAATAATTGATCCATCTCGGGATCATACTCTTTCATTTTGTACATCAACTGATAGTTCATGAAATCTTTGACACGTTCTGCTTGTTGCTCGACGATGTCGTTTACTTCACCGATGATGGTTGTTTTGACGGGACCGCCCGCAGGTAGAAGTTCTTTATATGCTCCTGCTTGAAACTGCGTGACGGCCTCTGCGAGTAGTGGATGAGAAACTGATGCTGCGCCTCTGAAAGGTTCAGAGACTTCTGTATATTTAAAACCTAATAAATCTAATCCTTTGATGTAAGACTGTTCCCAATCTTTTCTAGATGTTTGATCGACCGAGAACTGTGATCTCAGTTCATTGGAAATCTCTGCTAAGGATTCTTCGGGAATACTTTCTGCTAAGTTGTCAGCGAATCCATCTCCTGTGTCCTCGGGCGACGGACCAAGGTTGACAATATCCTCTTCGGTTGTCTCTAGTTCAACCTCCATTGGAGCTTTTACTTCGTCTAGTGAAATTTCTTCTTCAACACCTTTAGGTGCTTCGTTTAACGTTTTATCTATTTCAGCCATTTATTATTTATACCCTAAGAACCGTAAAAAGCAATCCTACGTCTCGGTCTCTCCTCTATCTCTTCATCGTAATCATGTTGCAATGCACCAAACTGTCGATAACGCATCAACGCTTGTGTCATACTATCGACATAATCGTCGTGTCTACCATAAGGGAAAGCTGCACATTCTTCAATCAATTCTTCTGCCCATTTATACGGTGGATACCAAATCATTCCACTCTCAAAAAGCGGTGATACAGAGTTGACTCTCACCATTTTGTCGTTTCCTCTGCTTGGTGTGAAGTTAATCACGGGTATACCCATGGCTTGAAGTTCGTGAGTGAGCGGAAGACCACTTGCTTTCGCTTCAATAATAATTTGTTCGGGTTCCCAATACTGATTTTTCTCTAATGCAATCCTTTTTAACTCGGGAAAGTCCCAACGACCCTTGTCTGCTTCCATTAAAATTACATTTTGCTTTCCTGTTACCTCATTATAGAAAATTCCCCACGTTGTAATCGCCGAAAAGTCCGCATTATCTCTAGAACTGAACGCTGTATCGTAACTTTGAATGACATATTGCAGTGGTGGTTGAGGTTTGTCCCATAATTGCCACCATTCTCGCTTAATAATGGAAGTTTCTTCAGAAGTCGGCTCTTGTTGCCACTGTGCGTTCCATTTTGCAACAGGCAAAGACGCTTTTACGGCGTCGAGTTGGTCTTTTTTCCAGAATTCTGGCCATTGCGGTTGTCCGTCGTCCATGATCGCTGGAAAATCAACGATCTCCCACTTGTCGGCGTTCTCATCTTTCATCTGAGCTTCTATTAAACGCTCTGTTAAGTCATCTTCCGACCACCTTGTCATGACGACAACGATACTTCCGCCTGGTTGAAGACGCTGACGGGGACCAGAGGTGTACCATTCCCACGCATTTTCCATAGCAGTCTTCGAAAGAGCGTCTTGTTCGGAGTGTGGATCGTCGATAATGAGTAAATCTGCACCACGCCCGGTTATCGAACCACCGACACCGGCCGCAAAATACTCGCCCCCATGATTTGTTTCCCATCTTCCTGCTGCTTGAGAGTCTGCTCGTAGTTCTGTGTCCGGGAACACGGACTTAAACTCGTTTTCATTCATCAAATTTCTGACTTTTCTACCAAAACGATAGGCTAGTTCTGCGGTATGGGTGGTTTGAATAATTTTCAATTTAGGGTTATGCCCCATCATCCAAGCAGGGAACAGATAACTAGCAAATTCTGACTTCGTATGTCTTGGTGGCATGTTCACAATCAAACGATTAATTTTTTTATCCCTGATGGCTTCTAATTTTTTAGCAATGATTTTATGGTGCCTCCCCTCGATAAAGTCGGGCCATATGTTTTTTACAAAATTACTGAAGGAGTCCCTAGAATTCTTTGCTGATTCTAGTTGGAGCTTCTTTAATTCTAATTTCTTAATGAATAACTGTCGATCGTCCTGGGACATCGAACCCAAATCTGAAATGAAATCGTTCATCTTTTCTGCATATATTTATACTATAGTGCTATTGCATAGCAATCCAAAATTTAGGGGGGCGGGGGTCAAAAAATCAAAGTCATGCGAGAAGCAAAAAGTCTTAGTATCTCTTGAGCTATAAAAAGCGGGCGTGATCGGGCGGAAAAAAATTTATTTTATTTAAAATATTTTCTTGACAAGTACGTTAATATTACTATAGGATTTATCCTATATTAAACAGAAAGGTATATTATGAGAAATATAACTAAAAAAGAAGCAAAACTCCAAGGATTAAAAGTTGAAAAACTTTTAGCATGGATAGAACTCGAAAAGAAAATAGAACTTATGAAACTTGAAGCGAAAATGTTAAGAGAAGAAAGTTTCGTAGATCCCTTTATGAGTTTACAAAATGATAAGGATATAATTATTGGGAAAGTAATTAAGTTGAAAAATGTAATTTCAACAAGATTTAATTCTACTCAATTTAAGAGTGAAAACCCAAGTTTATATGAACAGTATAAAAATTTAACTGTGAGTAGTATTAGAAAAGAGAAAATATGAAACAGTTAGATTTATTTCCAAAGTACATTTACTCCCACATCAAAGTGGGAGTAAAGAAGAAAAAACCAAAGTATGACAAATACAAAGGTTATCACAGGTGGACTACAAATAAAAAAGATCACTACGATTTAAGTTATTCTGATCTATCAAGAGGCTATTGATGATTGGATATATATTCTTGATTTTCATGCTAGTTCTTTTTGGACTAGCATGCGTATTATTAATTTTGTTTGGTATTGCTATCACGAAATAAAAGTTCAGGCTAAAGGGGGCTTTCAAGCCCCCTATTTGACGAAAGGTATATATTGACTATATGGGAATTATCCTGTATATTTCAAGTCGCTATAAACAAAAAAACGAAAGGAAAAATATAATGGCACAAGCAAAAGTATATCAAATAGATAGACTTAAAACTAAGGTAAGAAATTCTTTTGAATTTCATAGAAGCACGCTAGAAGCTCAAAGAAGAATGGAACAGGCGGAATTCGTTAATTCTAAAATTCCTGAGATCAAAGAAAAAACAGGGGCGGAAAAACTGAAAGCGGAATTTGAAGCCTTAGAAAAAAAGCATACTGAACTACAAGAGAAAGCTAGAGCTTTTATGCGTAAATATGCGGGCGTTCACAAGTTGAAACATGATATGTCTTATAGGTTTGATACAGGGGAAACAATCAAGCCAAGCGACATTGACGCTCAAGTTGAGAAGTTTGCGGAAGCGCACGCTCACAGGCTCACGCAAAAAAGTAAAGTCCATAGTGAACTTAAAAAACTTATGCAATTAGAAGAGCGTTGTCTTGATGATGTAGTTCTTACAAATGATATTGAAGAGGCTCAAAAGAAAGTTGAAACACTTTTAAAAATAAAAGCTCCGTTTGTCTTGGAACACTACAAACCAACAATTAATTTATTAGAAGCCCCGCAACCACAAGCGGAAGAATAAAAAACAAAGGGGGCGTAAGCCCCCTTTGTTCAAATTTATTTATTTTTATATTGTTTCATTATAGACGCCCGCCCTTTCTTAATGCATTAATAAAAAAATTACTTCTTTTATAACCGCCAACAAATTTTCTTTGTTTGTTTCCTAGATTGATCAGAAATTTTTCACAATCTTTTTTATATTTATCTGATAGCCAATCGGGGTTTGACACCAAATAATCGAGTAAATTTAATTTTTTTCTATTCATTTTTTTATACCTTTCTTTAAATTAATACTTGCATATTATCCCATAATTTTGT